CGGAGGAGGAAGAAAACAGCTATGATCTTGCCCACTGGAAGGCCGTTGTGGTGGATGGCGAGACGGTAAAGGCGGACACCTGGTACAAGCTGATGAATGGGGAACTGGTGGAGGCAGAGTAATGCTGACCATCGTGATTCAGGTAGATGCCCCGCCCGGTCAGGCCATCGGTGTGAAGGAGCACCTGGCCATGTGCCTGGAGCGGTACGGAGATACGCGGGTGGTGGAGATCCGGGAGACCGGGGTGGAACAGATGAGGATTGGAGGAGGCAAAACGCCATGAACTGCCATGGGTGTAAGTGGCTTGACGAGACGCGGCCGCATGGGGCCGGATACTGCAGCACAGTGGAGCGGTCCAAGGACTATCACACCATGCCCTGCATAATCGACTGCGGGCAGCGTGCGCCGGAGATACGCAGGCCAGAGCTCCCGAGGTGCGAACTGTTCGAGCCAGGGGATTTTAAAACCAGATTCAGGAAGGGTGGTTAAGCATGGCCATAAGCAATTTTGTACAGGAGCGGGATGCAGCGCTCCTGTCTCTGGACGAGGAGAAGATAAAGGGATACTGCCGGAAGTATGGCGTGCCTATCCCGAGCAGTGATAAAGTATTCTGGCTGTCGGTCCACAAGGCAATCTGTAATATCACCTCAGCATCCACAGAGCAGAGACGCAGGAGCGCACAGTGGCTGGTAGAGCACGGATCTACACCGGAGATATGAGGGAGACGTATGGAGAGATTAACATTTGATGGAAATTTTTGTGACATTGCACTGTGCTCAGAAGTGCGCTACGGCTCGTTCTGCGAGGATGGGAGCTGCTCCCAGCGTCGGGTATGGGAGCGGCTGAAACAATATGAGGACACCGGTCTGGAGCCGGAGGACATCCGGCGGGCTTTCGACGAGGATGCCGTTCTGAAACTGGCTGGGGGTGTCCTGGGCCTGGAGCCGGACTGCCTCCGGGAGCTGGTCCGGGCCGCAGGGGTGGCCGACGGCACCATCCCCCAGCCCAGTAACGAGCCACCGCCCTGCTATCAACCAGACGGTGATGGATGTGCCTACCAGTGCTATGATGGGCAGGATGAACCTATCGAAAAATGCAAGGAGTGCCCGCTGTGCTGCTCCGATAAACAAAGGAACTATACCTCGCCGAACAAGTCTCTGACCCAGGCAGACCTTGATAGCATGGATTATGACAAGGTATGGCTTGACTATGGTGCTGACGGAGAGTGGGCGCTGGTTGTACACGGCAGGATTTACAGCCTGGCCAACCTGGAGGGCTGTGGGTTTGAGGAGATCATGCGGGCCGAGGTGGCAAGTGATACCATAGGTTGCCCCAGCGGAGATTACACTGTCTGCCGCCGCCCGCCGGAGGGAGAGGAGGAGCAGGATGGCGGAGTGTAAAGCGTGTGGGGAGTGGTTTGGGACGGCCACACCGCAAGATTTGTGTCCCACCTGTGAAAGAGCCTTAAAACGGCTGGGCGGATATGTGGCCCCGGTGCGGCATGGGAAGTGGATCGTTACAAAAGAGTTCAACGATGTCCTTGACATGGATGTCGAAAAGTACACTTGCTCTGCCTGCGGAGAATATAGGCTTACCGCATCCGGGTTGAGCCAGGCAACTAATTACTGCCCCAACTGCGGGGCGAAGATGGACGCCGATGAATGATCTTCTGACAGACAAGGACCTGGAGACCATCGCTCGGGCCCACCGCCGCTGCCGGGAGATGGAGGTCGAGCGGACGCTGGGGGCGCTGCGGGTGCGGGTGAGCACCTGTCCCGCCACCCGGGCCTGGTCCGCGCCCTACCTGATCCGGCTGGAGCGGTGGCGGCCAGGGATGTACAGCACACAGTATTTTGACAGCGCGGAGGCGCTGAGAGAGGAGTGGGAACGTGGCACGATTGACTTATCAGGACGCTGACGGCAGCTGGGGGCTGCACGGAGTGAGCTGGGATCAGCTGGCGGCCCTGCCGCCCCGGGTGTATGGTGCGCTGGTCAGACTGCGGGACCTGGAGGCCCGCATGGAGACGGAGGCCAGGGAGGTCCCGGCAGAGATGGAGGAGGGAGGAGCGTCATCATGGCTCAAGCAGAGATTTGCGCGTGTGACCTAATGCAGCAGGTGCTGGTGATCCAGCTGCCCCGGGGAGACCGGGGCGAGGCGGACCTGGCGGCATACCGGGACTATGTGGTGGAGTCGCTGGCCCAGGGCGTGCTGGTCCTGGGGGCCGGGACCTCCTGGGCGGTGGAGACCGTACCAAGCCTGGGCGGGGTGCAGATCCAGCGGGATGCTGGAGTCCTCCGGGCCCACAGCGTCCCGGAGCCCAAGGCAGATCCAAAGCCGGACCGGCCGAACCCGTGGAGGGAAAAGAAGGAGACCCTGGAGCGGCTCCAGCAGTACCGTCAGGCGGGCGGCCTGGGCTGTCTGGAGGCGGTGGCCAGCCGGTGCGGCGGAGATCTCACGGCGGACAAGCTCCGGGGTGCCCTCACCGGAGCGGAAAAACTGCCCATTGAGCAGTGGCGCCTCATCCGCCGGGCCCTGGACCAGCTGGAGGAGGGTACGGATGAGTAAAATCCTGCGGAAGATCCAGAGCGGCCGCTTGGTGTGTGCGGTGGTCTACACCGCACCCGCAGCAGGGGATAGCAGCAGACAGCGCGCGCAGAAACGGCATGCCAGTACAGCAGCCCGAGAACGGCTGAATGCCAGGACCTCGTTCCAGAAATTGGAGAGGACTCTGGCGGCGAATTTTGACGATGGAGACCTGTTTCTCACCCTCACCTATGATGACAAACATCTGCCGGACGGCCGTGATGCGGCGGTCCGGCGGATCCGGTCATTTCTGAGCCGGTTGCGCAAAGCAAGGAAAGAGCGGGGACATTTGCTCCACTACATCTATGTGACGGAGGGGTGCAATCCGGGAGGGCGCCTCCACCACCATGTGGTGCTCAACGCCACAGGGGATGACCTGGAGGAGATCCGGCGGCTGTGGATCTATGGGGACAACCTGGAACTGCGGCGGCTGACCTTCCACCGGGATTACACATACGAGGACCTGGCCAGCTATCTCACCAAGGAGCCCAGAGAGTGGGGCCACCCGCAGGTGGGAGAGCGGACCTGGACGCCCTCTCTGGGGCTGGCCCATCCGGAGCCGGAGACTGAGACGGTACCGGACTGTGTGACCCTGTCCGCCCCGCCGGAGGCGGACATCCTATCTCGGGAGGGTCCTGTGGTCAACGGATATGGGGAGTTTGCGTGGATCAAGTATCTCCTGCCCAGGGATCCGGCCCGGAAACGGCGGCGCAACAGACGGAAACGGAAAAAAGAATAGCTTTTCTATTCTTTTCAGTCTCGGGGGTAAGTATATTCTCTTTAAATTTTAGCGGAAAGAGGCGAAAAAGATTTGCAATCGAACGTGTGTTGTGGTAAACTAAGCATAAAGGACGGATGGGTGCTTTGCCCAGTCTGCCGGAAGGGGAAGTTGCTGAAGCTCCTGCCGGACACAGCCGTCCGAAACCTGCCCGTGAAGTGCAAGCGCTGCGGACAGGAGACCGTTGTGAATATCGATGCGCCTGAGCCAGAGTCCACAGAGACCAGCGCCTGAGCCAATGACGACCCGATCAGTCGGGTGTCGTGGCTTGGGCGCTTTTTGTTTTGCCCGGAGGTGATAGCCCGTGGCCATGAAGCCGCTCAGGCCCTGCCGGCACCCAGGCTGCTCAGCCTTGACCCGGGAGGGCTATTGTCCCAAGCACAAGCCAGCCAGGGCCCCGCGCCGGGCCTCGGCGGAATATCACAGCTGGTACAGCCTGCCCATCTGGACGGAGGACCTGCGACCGGCACAGCTGCTGCGGGAGCCGTTCTGCCGCGCCTGCGCCGCCCAGTATCCGCCCGGAGATCCCAGACACCGCACCAGGGCCACGGTGGTGGACCACATCGAGCCTCACCGGGGCAGCTGGGCCAGGTTCATCGACCCGGCCAACCACCAGAGCCTGTGCAAGCGCCATCACGACCAGAAAACGGCCCGGGAACAGGCTGCGGAACGGCGGAAAAAAGGCCGCTGATTTGGGCGGCCAACACTCGGAAATGCTGGGACGCTTGGGCGCGGGTGCCTGGACGTGGGCGTCCGTGGGCGCACCCGGGGAGGCCGAAGGCCTCGAACCCTCTCCCCGGGGTAAGAAAGTTTTGACGGAAGGGGTCCAAGACCGTATGCAGCCCTCGGGAGGGGATTTTCTCCCCACGGGAAGGGGAAGGGCACGGGGTGGACGAATGGAGGAGCAGGAGCGTGGGAAGGAGGAGACGGAGATGCCGGGACCCAGGCAGAAATTGAGCGTGCTGGAGGCCAACGGCCGCAAGCACCTGAGCAAGGCCGAGAAGGCCGCACGGGCGGCCCGGGAGGTGGAGCTGCCCAAACCCGCCAAAATGCGGGTGCCCCGGTGGCTGCCGGAGCATCTGAAAGCCGACTTCCGGGCGCTGGCCAAGGAGCTGCTGGCGGCCGACATGGGGGCGGCACAGCTGGACCGGGACACGGTGGGCCGCTATCTGGTGGCACAGCACCAGTTCACGGCGGCCTGCCGCATGGTGCAGGACGCCCTGGACCATGAGGACCCGGACCTGGTGAACAAGTGGACGAAGGCACAGAAGTCCTATTTTGAGCAGGCTCGGGCCTGTGCCAACGACCTGGGGCTCACCATCACCAGCCGGTGCCGCCTGGTGGCGCCGGAGATGAAGAAACAGGAGGAGAACCCGTTCCTCCAGCTGATGGAGGCGAGACGGCGTGCCTGAGCTGCTGACCCTGGCCCCGGGCGTGGAGGTGGTCCGGCCGGACGACGGGACCCGGCTGCGGTACAGCGGGGACGAGGTGGAGCTGGTGCGGAACTTCTTCTCCCTGCTGGTGTTCGGGCAGAACGAGTGGGCGGGACAGCCCTTTGTCCTGTCCGCCTGGGAGGAGGAGGCCATCCGGCAGTTCTACGGGGTCCAGGCTCTGGACGAGGACGGGACCTGGAGCCGGTACCGGCGGTATCTCTATGAGGAGATTCCCAAGAAGAACGGCAAGAGCGAGTTCGCCGCCGGGCTGGGCCTCTACCACCTGATCGCGGACGGGGAGGCCCGGCCCCAGGTGGGCATCTTCGCCGCCGACAAGACCAACGCGGACATCATCTATCAGTGCGCCAAGTACATGGTGGAGCACACCGCCCTGGGCCAGCCGGAGCACGACCCCCTGGTGTGGTGCCGGGACAGCGTGCGGGAGATCCGAAGCCGGGACGGCGGCGTGATGAAGGTCTATTCCAGCGACGCCTCCACCAAGCACGGCTTCTCCTTCTCCGCCATCATCATCGACGAGCTCCACGCCCAGCCCAACCGGCGGCTGTGGGACGTACTCACCGCCGGTTCGGACGCCGCCCGGCGGCAGCAGGCGGTGATCGTGCTGACCACGGCCGGGGACGACCCGGACCGGCGGAGCATCGGCTGGGAGATCCACGAGAAATGCCGGAGGCTGCTGGCCTGGCGGCGGGGGGAGCCGGAGCGGGAGCTGGACAGCGACCTGCCCGAGTGGTGCCCCATCATGTTCGGCGTCGGGATCCTCACCGGGGATGACCCGGACAAGATCGACGCGCTGGACATCTATGACGAAAAACTGTGGTTCGCCTGCAACCCCGGCCTGGGGCACAACCTGCGCCTGAGCGATTTCCGGCGGGAGGCCCGGGCGGCCCGGCAGAGCGAGGCGGCGGAGCGGCTGTTCCGTTGGCTGCGGCTGAACCAGTGGATCGCGGTGAAATCGGTGGGCTGGGTGCCGGTGACCATCTACGACAAGACCCAGTTCAACCGGCCGGAGTGGGCCGGGATGAACGTGCTGGCCCGAAGGCGGGCGGTGCGGGAGTATCTGAGAGGAAAGCGGTGCTTCGGCGGGCTGGACCTGTCCAAGAGCACCGACCTGACCGCCCTGGTGCTGCTGTTTCCGCCCCAGGAGGGGCTGGAGACCTGGGTGGCCCTGTTCTGGGGGTGGGTGCCCCTGGACGACCTGGAGGCCCGGGAGACCCGGGACGGGGTGCCCTACGGAGACTGGATCCGGGCGGATTTTCTCCAGGGCTGTGCGGGGGACATCATCGACTACGACGCGGTGGAGCAGACCATCTGGCAGGCGGCGGAGGAGTTCGACCTGGCCTGTCTGGGGCTGGACCCGGCCATGAGCTGGACGCTGTCCCAGCGGCTGATGCAGAGCACGGCGGAGCACGGGGCCATCGAGGTCATTGAGATCCGCCAGAACATGACAGGAATGAGCCCGGCCACCAAACAGTTGGAGCTGCTGCTGCGCAAGGGCATGATGCTCCACGAGCACAACACAGCGGCCCGGTGGAACTTCGGCAACGTGCGGTGCGCAGTAGACGGAAATGAGAACATGAAGCCCATGAAAAACCGCAGCGTGGGGCGCATCGACATTGCGGTGGCCTGGATCATCGCCATGGCGGCGGCTATGCTGAAGGACGCGGAGAAGCCGGATCTGGCGGCGGCGCTGGGCCGGGAAGATTTTAGCTTGTAAGAGGCGGCTGAGCCGCCGGGGAGGCAGACATGAAGCATCTGAAAGAGGCGGCGGCAGAGTACGCCGTGGAGCTGGCGATGGCCGCAGGGGCGGCGCTGGTAT